ATGCGTCATGGTGATGCACAGGGCACACATTGAGCACTGTAGAAGCAAGCTAGCGGCTATGTGCTGCTAGCTTGATTCACGTGGGCAAGTTATTTCACTTCAAGACGTGTATACATATCTCCAATGGAACTAGAATTCAGCAGAGACGACTTAGAGAAGATGCTCTTCAAGAATGCTTCTCTTGACAAGAAGTGGATGAACATCTTAGCCGGGACATTTGACAAGAGGTTCTTCAAGACACCGAACTTAGCAATGCTAGCTGACCTCATGGTGCGCTTCTACAACAAGTATGGGCAAGCACCAAGCAGCAAGACATTGTCTGCAATGGCAAAAGCATATGCCCAGAAGTACCCGGATGAGGGCATTGACATCTCAAGCGTGAATGAGCTGCTGTCTGAGATAAGCATGTTTGACTTGAACTTGCCAGATGATGTCGCTAGCACAAACATGAAAGAGTTCATACTGCGCAATGCATTCTACAATGCGCTGTATGACAATGCTGGGCTGCTCAACAAGGATGAGGGCGGATATGACAAAGTTGTTGACAAGTGCCTCGAGAACTTCAACCGAGTGCAGAAGATAACATTCAATGACACTGACCTTGGGCTAGACTACTTTGACGCTGATGCAATGGCCCAGCACTGGAAGTACATAAAGAACCCAGAGGCAAAGATAAGCACACTGTGGCCAAGCCTTGACACATACACGCATGGCGGCTTCTTGAAAGACGGGCGCTCTCTGTACTTGGTCATGGCGCAGGCTGGCCTTGGCAAGTCACTGTTCTTGTCAAACTTGGCAGTCAACTTCTTGAAGCAGGGGCTGAGTGTAGTCGTGGTGTCTCTTGAGATGTCAGAAGACGTATATGCGCAGCGGTTTGACGCACACATATCAAGAGAAGACATCAACCACTTGGGAGAGAATGAAGAGTCTGCGGTCAAGCGCATCAAAGAGTTCTACAAAGAGCACCCGTCTGCTCACCTCTACATAAAAGAGTACCCGCCGAAGTCAGTCACGCCAAATGACATACGCGCATACCTTGAGAGCTTGAAGTCTAGTGGGCACAGCTTTGACGCAGTGTTTGTTGACTACTTGAACCTAGTCAAGTCTTCTAGCAAGCAGAATGACAACATGTTCTTAGATGGGCTTGACGTGTCTGAGAAGCTGCGAGCCATCAGCTATGAGTTCAAAGCGCCTGTGATAAGCGCAATACAGACTAACACCGAGGGCATGAACAATGAGAATGTCGGCATGGAGAACATATCACAGTCTCGCGGCATTGCATTCACTGCAGACTTCTTGATGGCTCTGTTCCAGCTGCAAGAAGACCGAGAAGCTGGGCACATCCGAGCAAGGATATTGAAGAACCGCCTTGGTGGGCAAGTCGGGAAAGTGCTAGAGTTCACAGTCAACTCTGGAAACCTAGTGCTAGAAGACATAACAAACAACCCAGACATTGAGCAGATTGACATTGCTGATGACAGCATGCGAGATGCATTCAATAGCATAAGCAGCATGCATGACAGCTTGCAAGAAGTGCAGTCTAGCTTAGACAGCTTGTGAGCGCGTGCAGTGCGTATAATATCACTACTATGAGCAAGACACCCAGCACGCGCACAAAGGCTGAAGCACTCAGCAAGCGGCCTGTGCCCAAGAAGAGAGCCGCACAGCCCAAGGCACAGAGAGCTAAGCCGAAGAAGATATCAATAAAGCAGGGCATCACTAAAGTCATGGGCGTTGTTGAGAAGACACTGCATGACACATCTAGCAGCGCAAAGCAGAGCAGCAAGTAGAGCTAGAGTGACATGCCATTTGCGGAGAGCTACACATCGACAACTAACTCAAAGTTCTTCTACTTCAATGACCGCTTCTTTGAGACATTTGATGACATGCAGCTGTACTAGCTGCTGGTTTCACGCTACCCTGGCATCTCATATGAGAACTAGAACGACAAGAAGAAGCGTGAAGAGATAATACGGATGATTGAAGACACCAGCATGGTCAAAGCCGTGCTAGACTAGTACAACATGACTATATATGACTTCTTCAAGTTCATGTTCAGGCTATGCCCAAGCGTCTTCAAGGGACTGTTCATAAAGAAAGTGCAGCGAGCACTGAGCTCTAGCCAATATGCAATGTCAACCCACCACACATACCGGTTCTAGCGCGAAGGCACAGCAAAGCGCAAGAAGTGACTGCGCGGTCTGCGGTGAGCAAGTAGCTCAGCTGTTCAGGTACTACCGCTCACTGCAGAACCCATACAAGAGCAAAAGCACTCCGCTGAAGCTAGTGTCTGGGAAGTCTCTGTACTTGAAGCACACTAGCATGTTTGACACATTTGCAAAGATGGCTGCGGCTAGCGGGTTTGACATCGGGCCATACATCAAGTACTGTGTGAGCTGCGGGATAGATGAGAGCACACTGAGCACATGCTTAGCTTCTACAACGATGATAGACAAGTATGCTGCATATGTCAAGCGCACACAGCGGCGCAAGATGATATACAAGTGGTTCCTGAAGTCTGCTAGCAACATTGCCACTAAGTGCATTGAGTGCGGGTGGTTCACAACAAAAGACTTCTTGAGAGACGCAATTGAGTCACACCGCATCGGAGAGCTAGTCATAACTGGAGAAGTGTCATTGTACTTCTTTGCAGCGTTGCCAAAGTTCAAAGACGCCATCAGCCGGTTAGACTACTTCTCGCAGCAAGAGCTTGCGCCATTGTCAGAGCACTTTGACATATACCACTCAGAAGTCAACAAAGCATTCTTGCAAGAGAAGAACACTTACGTCAACCCCATCAAGTTCACAGATGACCTGATATGGGACATGCGCAACAAGCAGCCGCAGCGGAGAGCATGATGTTTCTTGCGCACTCTCTAAAAGCATATGATCTTCAATGTCTGCTTGGCTAAGCTGAGTAGATTCTAGCAGAACAACACAAAACAAAGCAAACAACAGGAACAACACACATGTGCACATTCATATCAACATTCCCAAAGCACTCAAGAGCAATTGGTGCTCCAAAGGCTAGGACAAACTTAGAGATGTTCTTGCAGCCATGCAAAGACACACCTGACGGCAAGAAGACATACTACCGAGTCCGGCTCCTTGGCATTGGCTCTAAAGTCGGCCGAGATGACCCACACATCGTCAGGATGGTCCACCGTGCATGGACAACAGACTCCAAGACTGGCAAGAAGCGCCTAGAGAAGGTTGTGTGCACTAAGGGCACTCCATGGATTGACACTGAGGGCCCGAAGGCGTCATCTTGCAAGATATGCAACTATGTTGGGCAGCAGTGGTCAATCTACCGTGAGTCTGGGAAGACAGATGTCACAGCTCGCCAGAAGGCTGGCTCATGCGGGACATTCTATGAAGCAATTGTCCCAGTCTATGTGAAGAATGACCCAAACTATGAGAAGAACAATGGCCAGTTCAAGGTCATAATCTTCAATGACAAAGAGGCGTATGCAGACTTCCGCAGGAAAGCTGATGCTAAGTGCAGAGAAGTCCCGATCTTCAACGGCGGGAAAGCTGCTGACTGCTTGCTGCATGTCAGCCAGGTGACAGAGACTGGCAAGAATGGGAAGCAGTACAAGAAGACTGTCATTGATGACATCAAGTTCTCAACTCAGCCGACTGAAGTCCCAGCAATAAATGCTCAGAACATTGACAAGATGTTCCCATTTGATGAGACATACTACTCAATGCCGGATGAAGAAGACATTGACGCATTCTACAACAAGTTCTGCGCAATATCAAATGATGACATCCCAGAGGATGACAACATACCAGTGTACAAGACTGACACTGCCGCAGCTAGAGAGCAGCCGGCTGTAGCAGAAGTCGCTGTGAATGACACTGCTGGTAAAAACTCAACAGGCAATGATGACATAGATGACATTGATGCACTGATTGACAGCAACACAAGCGGTGTTGCTAGCTCTGCAAGTGATGGTGGCTCAAATGGTGGAGAGGGCAGCTCAGATGCAAATGACATTGACACCAATGACTTGTTTGCTGAGCTTGGCATATAACCATTGAGCATGAGGTATATAATGTCTGCTGTGGAAGGTCGCTAGGAAGGCATCCAGCACTAGAAGCAGCAAAAACAATGCTGATTGAACTAACAACAGCAAAAACAGAAAGAGGCAAGTAAGATGAATGCACTAATGATGAATGACCCATTCATGTCGTTTGGGAACATGTTTCGCAACCTTGAAGCCATGATGGACTTTGACTTCAACAAAGAGTCTAAGGGTTTGCGCAAATGGGTCAAGAGGCCGCACAACCTCATCACTAAGAAAGATGAGAACGGCAAGATAACCGGGTACCAGCTGAGTGTTGTGTACACGCCATTCAAGAAAGATGAAGTCAAGGTTGAAGTCCTTGACGGAGTCTTGTCAGTGAAGTGCGGCTCCGAGAACAAGGTCAAGGATGAGGACATGGACTACTGTGGGATATCTCACCAGTCATACTCATTCTCAATTCCGCTCGCCGAGTCCATCAACATGGAGGCAATCACTGCAAAAGCCGAAGATGGCATGCTGTGCATTGACCTTCCAGTCAAAGCAATTGAAGAGGCAAAGCCTGAGCCAATTGCCATTGAAGTGAAGTGATGCTGAGCATCGCTCCAGTTGAAAAAAGCTATTCTCGCAAGGGAATAGCTTTTTTAGTGCATTTTCATGTGTAGAATGCATTCACCCATAGTACTGCTCTCTTGTCTCGCCATTGTCTTTGAAGAGCAGCCAAGCGTCATGCATCAAGTCATCATCAGTGAATGTCCGGTCTTCATTCTCGAGATCCCATGGGATGATGTCATCTTCATTGTAGTACCTGCCATGGTTCATCATCTCAATTGCAACTTTGTCAAACTCATCATTCTTGGGGTGCTCTCTCACTAAGACAACAAACTCACTGTCTTCATGGTTGTCAAACCAGAAGTCTGGGTCATCCGAAGCAACACACCACTTTGCAGACCGCCCTTTGTAGAAGCGCCCTATAGCTACCATTGCATCATATGTTGGCACATACCACATCTCATACCCATCTCTTGTGTCTAAGAGCTTTGCACCATTGTCAACAGCTTGCTGCTTGTAGTTGGCGTCTCTGCGCTGCCTCTTGTTTGATGTGTCAAAGTTCTGGACAAAGCTCTTCAAGTCATTGAATGGCTTCTTTATCCACCAGTCAATGTCATTTTGTGGAGCGCTTAGACGATTGCGGATTGCCCAGAACATGTCAACTATTGGTTTGACATCATATTCATCTCTGTATTTCTGCAGATATGCTGCTTTGTTCTCATTGAGATGATCTTCTGAAGCCTTCAGTTTGCTGTAGTGCTCAGCATTTGTGCATCCAAACAGCTAAATGCTCTTCTTGTTTGAGATGTCTTTCATCTCTTGCGGCATCAACTGCCAGTTATTCCAGATCCTGTCAAGCTCTTCCTCTGTTGGCTCTTTGTGGATGAGCTCTATCCCAGTATCAGCTCTCCACTTATGCACAGGATCATTGGCTAGCTGCAAGTAGACTTCTTCAGGGTAGTTTGCCTTTATCTGCTCAAGAGTGTATGGTGGCTCATATTGTAGTGAATCTTCATTCAAGCCTGCTTTCACTGGCTTTATGGATATCTTGTCCATGCACTAGAAGCCAAACAGCGCAAGTATTGTCTTCCCAAACTCAACATGAGTGAATCCGTCAAACCCAGCATCATGTATGTCTTTCCACATCTAGAGGACAAATCGATGGTCTTTCTCTCTTGCCCAGTTTGCATGCTTTGGGACAATGCCAAATATGTTCTTAGACCGTGCATCAAAGTCATATGCTGCATCAGACAAGTGCCAAGACTTGTCAAACACTTCTTGTGAGTGTCCGTGGCCAGCAAGGATGTACATGTCATATGCAATGGCATTCAAGTCACTCTTGCCAGTCCGTATGTCATCTATGAGCTCTCTTGGCCACTTGAGCTTCTTCACGTCTAAGTCTTTGCTGAAGTCCAGTATCTTTGACTTAGCTTCATGCTTTAGCGTGACTGTGTACACACCATAGTCAGAGTACTCTTCTGCATATGAATAGCTTGTTGTCAAGAAGAACGGAGCATACCAGTGTGGCGGAGACAGCCTCAAGTCTTTTGCTCGATTGTTGCCGAAGTACCATGCATGCTCAGTGCTGATTCTAGACTCGCCACACAGCTTGTGCATATTCTCAATGTCCATTGGCACACTCCACTTACTCTAAGAACTCAATGCCAGAGCTTGTCACTTTGCATGACAGGTCACTGTCGTAGCACCCAATTATGAATGTCTTGTTGACCTCAAGGAATGCTCCCGGGTTCCTCAGCACCGCTTCTTTGCACTGCTCAGCTAAGATGCTTGGGTTGTGCCGTCCATCTATCAGCTCCAAGCTAGTGCACCGGCGGTATGCATTCGAGCCGCCGAAGAGCCCAGATGGAGTCATGCTGTCTGATGCTCGAACATACTTCAAGCTTGGGCAGTACGAGAAAATCTCTTTCCCAATGCTCTGGACGCCTGGCGGCAAGACACATGACAGGAGCCCTGTCCTGCTGAATGCCTTCTGCCCAATTGACTTGATGTTAGAGCTGGCCATGTCAATTGCAGTCAAGTTCGTGCAGAAGATGAAGCATGACGCTGCTGCAGCAGTTATATAGTCTGATATCTTCAGCACGCTGATGAGCTTAGACTTGTCATATGGGTACTGTGGCAAAGAAGTCTGTGACTCTGAGACTCTTTCATACTTCCGGCCGCTCTCAGTCATGTATATGTTCCCATCCCATGTTGAGTCAATCACATCATATATCGGCGCAAGCTGCTCCTGTATTGCATCCAGCAATGTCTATTGCCCAACATAGAAGCCATGCAAGCCCTGGACTGGGTTCACATTGAATGTGCCATCTCCATGGCTGCAGTAGCGCTGCTCTGGGATGTACATGCTAGACCCATACTCTGGCACCTAGCCACTATCAGTCTTCTCCAAGACACCTGACCACACATATGCGTTGTTGTGCGCTGCTTCAGCTGCTACACCCTGGACATGGCTTGCGCACACATGCCCTGATATTGTGTTGCCATACCCCTCTATGTGGTTTATGTATGGCCTGCCGCTTCCATGCGGCACTGCGCTATTGCACCGGCCCTCAACATGGTTTGCTACACCATATGCGGCATTCATGTCGCCCTCAGCATGGCATGCCCACTCAGCTAGGTTTCTCTTCCCTGTTGCAAATGAATACGTGCCGACTGTTGACAGCTGAGCGCCATTTGCTAGTGAATATGGGCCAAGCACTATGTTGTTTGCGCCGATGACCGCCGCATTGTATGCTAGTGCTCTGCTGCTCAATGCTCCCAAGTCAGGGAAGTCTGCGAAGAACAGCTAGTTGCCAGCTTTTGCTTTGTGCGTCCATGTGTCAACTGACAATGTCGCGATGCCACTCTGCTGAGACACACTCAAGACCGTGCCAGCGCTATAAGATGCGCCATCGGAGTACAATGAGTACTTGTGGCCGACAACATCACTTAAGCTAATGCCATCTGCTTGCACCTAGATTGACATCTGCCCAGCATCGCATGATGTTATCATGAAGACATTTGAGCCGACCTAGTTGTTTTCACCGACAGCCAGCTGAGCATTCAACCCAGACAATGTGATGTCTCCAGACACACTTCCGCCGGACAATGGCAGACAGTCTACTATGTCTGTCACTGCAACTACACAATCACTGCTGAGAGCTATGCTGCCAATGGTTTTTGTTGCTACATTCATGTTATGTATTTACCATTGTTTGAGCAAGAAAGCCCCCCATAGCCTGCTAGAGTGAACATGGCCTGAGTTGGGTTGTGCTGTTCACACACTGTGGTGTATAATGTCTACTACTAGCTTAACGGAAATCACCATATGCAGCATATCATAGAGTCGTGTGCAGCAGACTTGTTTGGCAGCAACTTCACATTCAGGCCCGGGCAAGTTGAAGCTATAGAGTCTATTGTCAACAATGTGAACAGCAATGTCAAGCAGACAGTGCTTGAAGCTCCAACTGGGTCAGGCAAGTCTGTCATCGGCATTGTGGCTGCATATGCCCTGTGGCGAGAGTTCGGGAAGAAGTCATACATACTGACATCAGACCTCAGCTTGTTTGCTCAATATGAGAATGACATCAAGAAGCTAAATGTCAACTGCTTTGGCTGCATAAAGGGCAAAGAGAACTACACGTGCGCAGACAACGGCTGCAAAGCAAGCCAAGCAACATGCGCACTTCGAGGGCTGTCAGTCCAAGCTCTCTTGCATAACCCAAAGCTGTCATGGCGGTTCCAGTGCGTCAAGTCTTGCCAGTATGTCAAAGACTATGCAAAGGCGGTCTTCTCACCAATAACTTTGATGACATACCAGCTGTACTTCATCCAGCGGAACTATGTTGAAGACAGCTTGATGTTTGGGAAGAACAAGAACTTCCCTGAGAGAGACCTTGTCATATGTGATGAGTGCCACAACTTGTGCAGCATATGCCAAGCGCACTTTGCGCCGTCTGTGAGCATGAAGAAGCCGTCTTGGATGAGTGTGCTTGATGACTACACCAGGATGCCCAAGCGCGACTATGAGCGTGCAGCGCTTGTTGGAGACATTGCTTCTAGTGACAGCCACAAGCTGGTTGATGCAATGAATGCATATGCTGAGTTTGTTGCGCACTACACTGCAGTGAATGAGTCTGTCAGAGCAAAGCTCTCTAAGAAGAGCAAGCTGTCTAAGAGAGACCGTGCAGCCCTTGCAGCTGGGAACAGAGCTCGGCAGGAGCACTGCAAGCTAGCTGACATGTCTAGCTTTGTGTCACAGCCTGGCGCTGATGAGTTCTTAGTCAAGTCTATGTCAGACAACAGCATAACGCTGAACTTTGTGTTTGACAACGCGCTTCTCAAGCGGTACTTCCACACAAAGTCTAAGTGTGAAGTGCTGATGTCAGCAACAGTCGGTGACTTTGGTGAGTATGCATACTTAGCTGGGCTAGATGAGGCATTCAAGCCAATGTCTATCCCATCAACATTTGACTTCAGCAAGTCGCCAATATACTTCTCAATTGACAACAAGATGTCATATGCTGAGAAGAGCACATCAATAGTGAAGATTGCTCAAGAGGTTGAGCGCATATGCCGAGACAACTCCGGCTGCCGTGGCTTAGTGCAGACTGGGTCATACGCAAACTCTGAGGCTCTGAAGAGGCTGCTGCCAGATGACATCTTGAGCCGGTGCCTGTTCTACCATGCAGCAAGTGAGAAAGACGCTATGCTCAGTGAGTTCACTAGCAGCAGCTGCAGCAACAGCATACTTGTCGGCCCAACTCTGCTTGAGGGCTTGAACTTCCCAGATGACTTGTGCAGGTTCCAGATCTGCGTGAAAGTCCCATATGCGCACCTTGGCAGTGAGTACATCAGGAAGAAGAAAGACTTAGTTGAGGGCTGGTACAAGTATGATGTGCTCAACAAGATGTGCCAGGGCATTGGGCGCGGCGTGAGGCATGAGCATGACTGGTGCAAGACATACATCTTAGACGGATGTGTGCAGTACTTGCTAGATGACCTTGACACTATGAATGCGCTGCACGGCAGGTTTGTGAAAATGTGAACTACTCACACCCTAAAGGGATATGATGTTTCTTGTGCACTAAATTCTAAGTGTGTACACTATCTACAAGCAAGGAGTTAGACAATGGACATAGAATTGCTGTCAAGCACCCCAGACCCAGAGATAATGATTGCAAATGCTGCAAAGACATGCTATGACTCGCCAGCAAAAGATTTAGAGCACTCGCAGAAGATGATACGCGCCCTCATCAAGTCAGGGCATGAAGCAATGGTTGAGCATGCATCTGCGTCATTCAAGCTGTCAGGCATCAGCCGAGTACTCACACATGAGCTTGTCCGGCACCGGCTGTTTTCATTTGCAATGCGCAGCCAGCGGTATGTCAAAGAAGACGAGCCAAGCTATGTAGTGCCAGATGTGCTTGTTGACGGCAACACCACAAACCAGAAGCTGCTGCTTGCTAGAGATGTCTTTGAGAAGGCAATGCAGCACGCATGGGATGCATACAGCTTGCTCTTGTCATATGGCTTGAAGCCAGAAGATGCACGGTTTGTCCTCCCAAATGCTTGCACAACTGAGATTGTCGTGTCTGGCAACTTCAGAGAGTGGCGGAGCTTCTTGAAGCTACGGCTTGGGCCACGTGCACAGTGGGAGATCCGCAAAGCCGCTAACATCATCCTTGGCAAGCTATATGAGATTGCACCGTCATGCTTTGAAGACTTGAGAGATGGGACAAGCATACAGATGACATGACTTAATTGCATGTGGAGAAAGACATGGAGAAAGACACTAAGAAAGACACTAAGAAAGACACTAAGAAAGACATGAAGAAAGACATGGAGAAAGTGATGCTTGCACCAGCCAAAGCTAGTGGCAGCTCATCCAATGAGCATGACATGCTAGACAAATGGGCAACAAACCATGCTGCACACTATGTATTACACTGTGTTGACAAGTTCACTGACACCAGCAGTGGCCAGCAGTATATTGCAACATGGCCGGTCAATTTTGCATTCTTCAAGATGAGTGGCTCTAATGCTAAGATGGTTATTGAGTTCCCAGCAAAAGTCCGGCGAGTGTATGTCCAGCCCAATGCAAGCAGTGATGACATATTCACGGCAAAAGCAACATTAGCTGGCCAAGTGAAGAAGTTCATGCTCAAGTATGCAAAAGAGCAGTTGAAGCTGCACCCAGAGCTAGAGCTCACAGATACAGATCTCACAGCATTGCATGCCCCTCACAATGTTGAGTGCCTATAAGGTGTGATGCAATGCGCTCTGGCCCACAGCATGAAGACTTCGACCCACAACATGAAGACTTCGACCCATATGAATGCTGGGAGAAAGCTAATTGCTCTTATGTAGAAGAAGTGTGGTTTGGAAGTCCAGAAGATGATGACTTTGATGAGGTTTTGATCTGTGGGGCACCAGAGTGCATTGCTTGCCCTTTGCTCTCAAGAGGTGAGTTAACAAGCAGCTAAGAACATGGTATAATTGCTAATCATGAACATCGATGAACTGAAGAAGCAAATCCTTGCCGCAAACAAAGCTTACCGAGATGGCCACCCAACAATGAGTGACCAAGCTTTTGACAGCTTGTGTGAAGAGCTTGAGAAGCTGGTTCCTGCAGATGAGTTCAATGCATTCAGAGACTCTCTGCATGAAGCTAAGGGCAAAGTGAAGCACCCATTCACCATGGGGTCTCTCAACAAGACTAAAGCTGAAGAGCCTGAAGAGGTGAAGAAGTTCATAAGAGACCATGTCACAACTTGCCTGAATGTCAGTGCAAAGGTTGACGGCATATCATCTCGTGCTCACTATGAGAACGGCAAGCTTGTGTCTTTGACATCCCGTGGTGACGGCTCATTCGGCGAGAGCCTTGATGACAAGATGCACTTCATCAAGTGCTTGCCTGAGTCTATATCAATCACTGAGCCAGTTGACATCCGCGGTGAGCTAGTGATCTGCAAGAGTGACTTTGAGAGCATGGATGGCTATGCAAATGCACGTAATGCTTGCGCTGGCATAATGAACCGCAAAGACTGGCGCAAAGAAGATGTCTCACATGTGTCATTCATAGCTTACACAGTGCTCGGACCCAAGTACTGCAAGTCTGAGCAGTTTCACATCCTTGAAGCAAATGGCTTCACAACAGCTTGGAACACTGACTACACACCAGCACACTACACAAAGCCAGACTTTGTCGAGCACTTGTTCAATGACGCTTCACAGAGCTTCAGCTATGACACAGATGGCCTTGTCATATGTGACTCAACGTACCGCAATGAAGAGAAGTACAGGCCTGATGCACAGGTTGCGTTCAAGACAAACCAGCAGGTCGCAACAACTAAGCTGGTTGACATTGAGTGGTCTGGCCCGTCAAAAGACGGCTTCTATGTTGCAATTGGGATAATTGACCCAGTTGAGCTTGGTGGAGCAACAATTGAGCGAGTCACACTGCACAACCTTGACTTCATTGCAAAGCACAACTTGATGTATGGCAGCATGGTCAAGGTCATCCGCAGCGGTGACGTCATACCAAAGCTCGTTGAAGTCATTGAGAATGATTCGCACTGTGTGCCAATTGAGATCCCAACAACATGCACATGCTGTGGGTCAACACTTGTGCGTGACGGAATAAACATGCGGTGCACTAACCATGACTGCGCTGAGCAAGTCATCTACAGGCTTGCTGGCTTCATCAAGAAGCTTGGCGTGAAGTCTGCGTCAAATGCCACTCTAGCTAACTTCGGCATAACATCATTTGAGAAGCTAGTTGCATTCACACCAGACAAGAAGTACAAGTCTCAAGTGAAGCTGTATGATGAGCTGTATGCAAAAGTGTTCTCTCAGAGCAAAGAGAAGCTGTTTGGTGCAATGAACTTTGTTGGGCTGTCTGAGACTTCAATAGGCAAGATTGTCAACTACTATGGGATTGACTCAATAGCAAGCAGCAGCTTTGCTGAAGACATCTTGCACAAGCCATTGCCAAGTGGCATTGGCCAAGCTACAATGGATGCTTTCCTCGCTGGCCGTGAAGAAGCTTTGAAGCACATGAGCATGGTTGTCAATGACACTAGGTGGCATTTCACACCTGGCCGCAGTGAAGATGCTCCAGCTGCAGAAGCTAAGGGGACTATATGTGTGACTGGCAGCTTGAAGTTCGGCTCTAGGAGCAAGTTCTTAGAGTTTGCTGAGAAGCATGGGTATGAGCCAAAGCCTGGCGTCTCTAGAGGGCTGACTTACTTAGTCAACAATGACATCAACAGCAACTCATCTAAGAACCGCAAAGCAAAAGAGCTTGGTGTCAAGATCTTGTCAGAAGATGACTTCATGAAGCTTGTTGAGCATGATTCAGTTGAGTGCTCTCTAGAAGCGCTGTGAAGCCAATCACAGCATTGCACTGTCATTCCCTGCCATTTTCGCCTTCATGCTTGCATTCAGCTCACAGTGCTGTGCAGCAATTGCCATGGCTTGCTTTACTTGAATGCATTCAGTCTTGTGGATAGTCTGGGTTCAATGTTTTTGTGTTTGGGATGTATGTAAGGACACCGCCTTGCACAAAGTCAACCGAGATGCCTTGGTAAAAGTACCATGGAAAACCAATTTCAACGCCATTTACATAAAAATGGCCGGCTGTTGTTAGATCCCAGCCGTGGCCAGTTATCTAGTTTACTCCATCAACTCCAACTGTTGTAAAAGCGTTAAATGCAATTGTCTTTATGGTTGTTCCATCAGCTGGAACCAGCTCAATTGAAAGCGTGTTTGCACTCGCTGGACTATAGTACACATATGCACTTACAGTACTTCCAGCAGAAAGTGTGAACTCCTAGGTGCGCTCATATGGATGAGATGTGTCAGCTAATGGGAACTCAACATTGTACTCAGACACCCTTATAGACAATGAGCCACTATGCCCAATTCCATATATCTTCACTGGGTTCTGTGACTTGTTTAGTTTCCACACACCTGACAATCGCGATCGCGTGGTGCTCCTTGTGATCTGTGAACCAAGCTCTACAAAGTTCTCGTCTTCATCTCTGAGGCCAGACAATGTGCGGCCTGTCCATTGCCAGTCAGAAGAAGAGAGCTCAGCTGTTGTGTATGTGTTGAATGGCTCTCCAATGGTGTAGTTCTGTGTGATGTTTATTGCCATTTTGCTGCTCCTTAGTGTTGTCAATTCCGGTGGTCTTTGTTTGCTATGTACTCCATGACGCCAATTCGCGGTGCTTCTCCAAAGTATGCAACTAAGATGATGTCATGTGACACAACTAGCTGCCTAGTTGCATCTAGTGACCCATCAGACCACTTGATGAAAGCATATCCGTCATGTGCAACAGCTCTAGCATCGACCACAGTGTCTTTTGTGTATGTCCCAGAGCCGATAGTGTGCCCCATTGTGTTGTCATTTGGCTGCAAGTCAACAATGCATTCGACTGGCGGGGATGGAGGCTTTGAACCCATCTTCACTATAGTGAAGCTTGAGCCTCTTGTCTTAACTGCAACTCGATGTCTTCCAAACTTTGTTGTCATCGTGCACTTTCTCTTACTATATTCATGAAGTTGTACATTGCTGACAATGCATCACTCAGCACAACACTGTCAATGCCATTGCTGCTGACTGCATCACAGAAGCTAGATATCACTGGGTCACTAAGCAATGTCGACAGCTTGCTGTTGTAGCGTGCATTGACTTCATTGTCAACATACTGCTTGTTTGCAGCATCATAGTTGCCAACTGGGTCTGCTACACTGATGATCGTGTTCATCTCAGCATTCAGCTAGCTCTCGTCAATTAGCACAATGTCAGACAAGCCAACCTAGCTTTCATTAGCTTTGTATGCCTGCAGGCTGTCAAACTTCACAATGTTCAGCTTGTCAAGCTAGCCATATTCAGTGAGCTGCTCATTTGTGAATGTGCTCAAGAACACTGTTGACTTAGTGTCTGCATAGGTCTTTGCACTCACAAGTGTATCAGCAGATGTTTCTCCAATGACAATAGACAGCTTAGCAGAGATGTCAGAGACTTCTGCTTTTGTAGCATAGTCTCTAGCCACTGACGAGCTTATTCCGTCAATGTAAGATGCTAAGTTCTTGCCGCCAATGTAGAATCCGCTTATGTCATCAACTGGGTTGATGTTAAATGTGCCTCTCCCATGAGAGCTGTATGTCTCATTGCGGTTTCCATTCCATCCGAATGTATAGTCACTGCTGACATTTGTCTTGATGCCAGATGCATGAGATGCAATCCCAAGTGCAGATGTCTGTGTTCCCTCAGCATGTGAATAGCTGCTTGATGCAGTTGTTGTTCCACCTTCAGCATGAGATGCTGTTCCAGCTGCTGTTGTTGAGCCGCCCTCGGCATGTGAATAGCTGCCCGATGCAGTTGTTGATTTGCCCTCTGCATGTGAATAGCTGCCTGATGCTGTTGTTGATCCACCCTCAGCATGAGATGAATAGCCATATGCAACAGCTGAAATGCCTTCTGAGTGTGCAGCCATTCCGTATGACTTAGATTTGTCACCTTCAGCATGAGAATACCTGCAGTCAGCAATAGTTGCACGGCCCTCTGCATGAGAGTACTTGCCAATAGCTTTGACTGAGCCGCCCTCAGCATGGTTTGCATAGAAGTTTGCTATCA